CTATCCGACCGGCGGCGCTTTTCTTGCGAATGTTCGTTCGCCCTGGCGGCTCTCTCTTTGCCTTCCTTCTCTTGACATATCTTGTAATTGTGTCAAGTCGTGCCGTGACTGTTTTCTTTCAATTAAGTGCGAATGAAAGTGACATATATCATTTGTCATAGGCTCATTGTGTCAAGTGCAAGGCATAATAAAGAAAGCGCTTCCCATTCTTCGGCCCATACATAGGCGCATATACACACATAAAGACAAGGCTATTTGTGGGCCTTCTTCCTGAATGATAGCCCCTTGATAGCCTTGTCTTTATTGTCCTGGTTTATCCCTATATAGCGAAGCGTGACGGATATATCCGAATGATTCAGTATTTCCTTGATAGTCACGGCGTCGTGTGTCTGCTGGTACATATGATAGCCGAACGTTTTCCGTAATGTGTGAGTGCCGATAGAATCCAGCCCAAACGCGGCGGCCGCCTGGCTTAATATGTTATAGGCTTGCTGTCTGGTGATAGGCTTATTCGGGAAATTCGGGGACTTGAACAAATATTCATAGTCCTTTTTCCCACGAATAAATTCCTGGATAATAGGTTTTAATTCGGAATTTATCGGGAAGCGTTTTTCCTTACCCGTTTTTTCTTCCCGTATATAAACGGCGTCTTTTTCCTTCACATCGCGGACGCGGAATTTCAGAATGTCTGAAATGCGAAGCCCCGTATATATGCCGAACATGAACATTAAATAATCGCGGTCATTCCTCGCTTTCAGGAAATCCGCGACGTCCATCACAAGATCCATGTCCCGGATCGGCTCGACTGTATTCATCAGGCACACCCCCTTTTTCGTCCCCCTCTGAATCGTCGTCCGCTAAATGTCCCATAAGCGAAGGGAAGCGCTCCGCGATTTCCGTCAAAAATAGCACTCCGAAAAATGCAAACGGAATCACCGGCCATAATACGGCGCATAAAACCGAAAGAAAAAGCGATACAATTATCACTCTTGCGGTATTCTTCCAGCCTTCCGGGGGATAGTCATAATCGAAATCAGGAAAATTTTCTTTGTCATAATCGGCCCATTTTGCCAATAGGCGCATGAACACAAGCGACAAAATGAAAACAACCGTTCCGCCGATTGCATAAACAAGGGCAAAAATCCGCCAGTTTCTAAAGATAAAATCTGCAATTTTAATCATTTCATCATTCCTTCTTTCTGGCATACAAAAAGCGCCGCCCTTCGGCGACGCCTTTCAAGTCCTTCTTCATACACTTTTCAGCATATCCAGTATAACACATATTGACACGACATTTCCACGACATATTTCACGACAAAAACACGACATAAAACACGACATTCAAATTCGCCTGAAAGCCGCATAAAATCAGGCTTTTTTGAAAAAATGCGTGTTCAAATTTTAGAAAAATTTTAGAATTAAAAAATTTTCATTTTTGAACCCGTCAGATCAGCCCCTTTTCCTTCATATCGCTTTCGATCCTCTGGAATTGCCTTACAGAAATTGACATTTCATCAGCCGCGGCCGCTTGTGTCATTTTCCGAATAATTCTGTAATAGTAAACCTGGGATTCATAGCCGGCCAGGCTTTCATAAATCCTTTTGATCCGCTTTTTGCTTTTCCGAAGGTCTTTTCGTTCTTCTTCCAGTTCCCGGATCCGCCTTTCGTCCAGTTCGATCATTCGCAAGCCGTCAATAAAGGCAATATGAACGCCTTTTGACTGCTCTTTTGAGTAATCGACGCCGCCGACCGCGGAAGGCCCATTCCAGCCACATTCCCGTTTCGCTTTTTCGATTGATCGGCGATGATTTTTGATCTGTTCATTGATTAACATGATTTTCAGGTCAATTTCATCAAAAAGATTCCTTTCCTTGACAGTTTTAACCGGTTTCGCCATATTTCCAGCTTCCCCTTGCAATCATACCGCGAATATGGTATGATTATTAAAGGTTGAAGATTCGGGCCGCTGGAAAAGCGGTTCGTTCTTTTATTTTACAGAATATTTTTTGTCAAGTCAACTGCTTTCTTCCTTTCTTTGCCCGGCGCCTGGCGCGTTCTTCGGCGCGGCGTTGTTTCCGGTTTCCTGAATGTCCCTGAACGGCCGGAAGCCTGTCTTTATTCGTCACCGCGCAACTCACAAACGAAGAACAATCTTTTTCCGCCGTGTCTATAACTTTTATAAATTCAGGCGCCCCGGAACCGCACGGCGGGGACGGATTGAAAGAAATAATCAGATCATCAGGGACGCTTTCATTTTCAACAATCATTTCGTCATACTCTGCCGAACCCCTGAACACTTTTTCTTTTGTCTTCCGGTTCATTGTAAAAAACCGCTGGGCCGCGATCGCTTCTTTAGCCTTCATAATATCGAAAATAATATCAGACGCCGACGTTCCGTTCCATTCTGAATTGAAATCAAAAGACATATTCTCCCCCCCTAATCATTATAATATTTCAGAAAGTCCGCGCCACTCTCCCGTAACTCCTGAAATATTTTTTCAAACATATGTCCCCAGCGTGTATCATTTCCATTTTCCGGCGCTTCGTCCATCAGCATTTGAACAAATTCTTCTGTAAACGCCTGATTCTCTCCCTTTTTCACGCGACAAAATTCATGTTCTCCGTCGTCTGCCACGTTATCAGGCGAATTTCTGAATAGCCAGACCAGATCCGACAATTTGATTTCCATTTTCAATTTATTATTTGTGATTGCAAATTTCAAAAGTTGATCGTCATATTTTTTCATTCTTTTTTATTCCTTTCAGCATGATTTCACATTCTTCTTTCACCTTTGCGGCTTTCTTAAATGCCTTAAACATTTTAGCTTTTATCTGATATTCTTCCGTCTTCCGTCGTTCTGCCAGATCTTCGATTCTGTATTCTGTTATGTATAGCGGCGCGTCTTCGACGTAACAACATTCACTTGTAAGGGATAACCCCGTCGGCGGATCAATAATAAAAATAGTCCCTTCTCTGTTCTGATACACATATAGTTTTATTCCGTTTTTCTCAAACTGGAATCCTTCGTGTTTTACGGCTCCCGTCACTTCGCTTTTTTGATACAGCGAATAAAAGGTTTTCTTTTTCATTCTTCTTCTCCCTTCCCGAAGGTTTTCACATATCCGAAGGCGCCGCCGGACAGAAAGAAAGCCCGTGTCGCCACTTCGTCGATATTTCCTTCGTCAATGTGTTTTTGATAGCACTTCCGCGCCATTTCTGCCGCCCTGGCGGTGCCCCAGGCGTTAGAATACCAACCTTCGCCGCATATACTGCAATAACAAACTTCCTTCGACCTGATTGTGTGCGTCTTATAATGACTTTCTATCGCTTTTCTGTCGGAAGAACTTTTTCCGCATACCGGACATTCGTAAAATACGACTTTTTTAATCTTTTTCAAGTTCAATCCCCAGTTCGACAATTCGCTTGTTATTTTTAATTTACATTGTTTCGATCTGTTTCTTCCATACGGCGCCGTAAACCTGATAATCTTTTTTCAATGTCAGAAAATACCGCTTGTGCGGATCCCGTAAGTGCATTTTGATTAAATTATCTAATAAGTGATCCGTAACGCCGGAATCTATAACGGATATTTCGATTCTGCCGGCGTCCCGGTTGAACTCCCGGCATATAACGACGTATTCCGGGCGCTTATTCTTTTTCTTCCCCTTTACTTTTCCCATTGTCAGCACCTTCTTTCTTTTTGTAAATGACAACCATCGAAGGGAACGGCGCACTGTTTTTACTATCGCCGAATTTCAGGCGGCCGCGCACAAAACGGACTTCCGCTTTTTGATAAATAAATTCATGGAACCATTTCGTATCTGTCCGGGCCGGTAATAACATAACAACAAGATTCCCGTGTTCCTGATTCGTGCGATAGGCTTTTTCAACCCACTTCCCTATTTCGCGTCCATAAGGGGGATTGCAAAAAACAGAAGAACCCCCCCAGTCTTGCGAAAGGCCGTTTTCTTTAACGGTGAAATATCTATCGCATTTATGATTAAATTCATCAGCACACGGATCAAGGTTGAAATGAAATTCTTCGTCCAGTTCCCGGAAAAATGCCTTCGGCGTGGCCCAGGCGTCAGTTTTACTTGAAAACATAACATCGGTATTCATATTTCTTCCTTCTTTCTGAAGCATTTATGTATCTACATTTGACCGGTCAAAAGTTGTGATTGACGTCCGCCCGTCTTTCTTTACAACTTCCGTTCCGACCGTGATTTCCAGTTCAACCGGATCATTGTTCCAAACATCGAAAACGACCATATTCCGGCCAGCTTCCACGGCGTAGGTTATGCCGGTTTTCTCTGTCATTTCAGACATACCCTTCATAAATTCCTTGATTCTTTCTTCCTGGCTTTTCATTCTTTCCCCTTTCCCGAAAATTCTTTTTTTGCGCGGCGGCTATAATATATTTCAGGCGTCACAAATTCGCCTTCCGCCTTGTCAAACAAATATTCACTATATGAATTTATCTTATAGAATCCAGCGTGAAGGCCATTCTTTTCAATCCACGCATTGAACACGGCGTCAAGCTGTTCTTCCAACTCCTGATACTGTTCTTTTGTTACGTCCGATAAGTAATCGTCGGCCCATTCTCCGAAGCCTTCGTCGTCTGCCTGGCAAATAACGGATTCCACCGCGTCGAAGGCACACGCCGAAAGGCAAGGCTTGAAAAATTCACAAGTTCCGACATATATTTTCTTTCCGTCTGTCTGATAATAAGGCGCCCAGCTTTTCAGATCCGCGGCGGCGTCTTTCAGCGCTTCGGCCGTGTTTGCATACGTGCAACCGTAATTTTCATTGTCGAAGCTATATGATACCAGGTTCGCCCGGTAATTCGGAATATAGCACCAACTTTGCGGCGGCCGCGTCTGGCCGGACGTTTCAACGGGAAGCGGATTGTCAAATTCCACCGGCGATCCCTTTTCAATCAGCCAGCCGCAAACCTTACCGCCGCCAGCATATTTTGAAATCTGTTCAGCCGTCAGACAGCTTCTTTCCGCCAGGGAATCATAAAGATTCGTCCGCGTTATTCCTTCACAGTCAAACAGACCGACGATTCCAACCTTCGGAACATAGACGATCGCGCGGAAGGGGAAGTCAATTTCCGCCGGCGCCGTCTTCCTGATCTCCACCGTCTTTTTCCCCGAAATTATTAGTTTCCACCATTTCGTCCTTATGCTTATCAATACAGTTTTCATCATTTACACCTTCTTTCTTTTTCATAAATTCTTTAATTTCAGAAACACATTCCGGGCAATAGTCACGCGATACCGGAAGGGGAAACAAAGTAATTATCATATCAACTATTTTTGATCCGGCATTTTCTTTTTCCGGTAAAGAACTTTCAAAAATAATTCGTTTTGCCTTTTTAGCCGGAAATTCGTTCTTGCAACGATCGCATATACATATTGTTTTCATCATTTTTCAGACCTCACTTGTAAATCATATTTGTTTTCTTACACCTGAACGCGATCCGGCCTTCCACATCATAGCCATAGGCGCCAGAAATCTTTTTAATCACGTCAACAAGTTCCGTTATTTCCGGCGGCGTTCGGTCTGCCTTCCTGATTGCTGTTTCCGCCACTTTGTCACGATAGCCGGAAGCATTGTATTTTATATCATTCTGATTCATAGCCGCGCCCCCTATTGAAACGGTAAGCCGTCGTCATTGTCGGGAATCTCCATAAAGTCGGAACCGTATTTCGGCGGCCTCTCGTCTTTCTTCGCCAGAAGACGCGCTTCTTCTTCAAGTTTCGATTCCGCAAAGGACAAATCTTCAACAAATACCGTCTTCGTGTAAACCTTCCGTCCGTCTTTTGCTGTATAACTGCCGGATTGCAACGGGCCGCATACTTCAACTTTCTTCCCCTTGCGAAGAAAGTCCTGGGCCAGCTTCGCGTTCTGTCCGACGCATACGCAATCAATAAAATCTACCGGTTGATCGCCTTCTTTTATTCTCCGGTTTCGCTTACACATTATGGTGAACGCAACAAAAGACGCTTTATCGCCGCTATATCTGATAACCGGTTCTTCTGTTACTTTTCCGCTTCCGATCCATTTGTTCACTTTTTCTTTTCCCCCTTCCTTTTCTCCGCATAGGGAAGCCGTGTATTTTCAGCCAGTTATTCGGAACCGGCGCCGGCTCCTGGGCTTTCTCTTCGTATGCCGCGGCAAATTCAGCCAGGGAACCGGCCGCGTCATGGGCGGCGGCCCCGAAAGAATTTAATCGTCCCAGGGCGGCGGCCGCGTCATTTATTGACAAGCCGCTTATTCTGAACGGCTTCAAGGTTACTTCAAAATCTTTAAATTCAATCAGGAATGACAAGTAATCATTCAGTGAATACGGGATCTGCTGGACGCGCTCTTTTATCCTTTCCGCCGATTCTTCCGGTATGTAGAATATAATTGTCCCGAATTTTTCTGTAAGCGCTATAACGTATATCCGGCCGCACTCAACGCCTATTTCATAAACGAACATCAATCCGGCTTCGCCCACTTTATAGGTTTTGCCGCCGAAATTAAAATCCAGGGATTCAAGCATTTTATAAATTTTCTTATCCTGGGATTCAGTTTCTTTCCGTCGCCTTGAAAATAAATATCTTCTTTCCCTGGCTATATTTCGCCAGCTTTTTTCTTTTCTTCTCCGCCGCCGCCAGGGATTCACGGATTGTCGCGCGTTCTTCGCCTTCCACAATGACGAAATACTTTTCCTTGCATTTATCAAAGTTCATTCAACCACCTTCCCGTTTTTTAGTTTGCGATTCTTTCTTTGTCGCCGGCGTTCTGAAAATTCTTTCCGTCAATATAGCCAGTCTTCCGAAGAAGCGCGTGTTCCTTGTTTGATTCATATTTCCGGCCGGCGGATTCTGTAAGCCCCGGAATATTATCAACGTATTCACACACGGCCGGCGGAACAATCAACGCCAGGGCGAAAGATTCACTTTGCGCCTTTTGATCTTCAAAATTTCTTTCCAGGCCATAACAAAATCCCTCGACATAATTCATTTTTTCATTTCTTCCAAATTCGCGGCCGGCGTCTGCATAGATAGCGCGTAACGTGGCGAAGCGGTTCCTGATAACCTTCACGGCATAGTTGAAAATATTGATACATATTTCCGCGTCTTCATCATATCCGAAAAATTTCAGACGGTAAGCGCCGCCGGAACCGCGCCGCGAACTTGAAATCACGCGGCTTCTAAAATTATCCGCAATTACAGAAGCAATCATTTTACACCAATCATCGCGGAACGGCGGCGAAGTATAGTGAACGATCGCCCGTTCTTCCTCCTGGCCTTCGCGAAGCTGTTCGCGCTTGATTTCATACTTTGCCATAAGTTCACGGGCCTTCATCATAGCGGATTTCGCTTCGTTCTCATTATCGGAACCGGCCAGCGCTAACAGTTTTTCGATTTTATCAATAACTTTGTTTTGCGATTCGTTCATTGATTGCTTCAACCCCCTTTTCATGCCTGATACATACTGCGCGATCGTCGAT